TAAAAACTAACGTGCTATTGTTACGCTCTGCAAATTCTATATAAGAATTAGGAATATTTACATTAGCATTAGGTTCAGCAGATAAACCGCTTGGCTTAAAATAATTACCAATAACACCTACATTATCAAAATATATATCTTCGACACCTGTACCACTGTAAGTACAATTTAAAACTTGTATTCCAATTTGATTGTTAGTCAAACTAGTAGGGTAACCTGTACCATCAAAACTTACATCTATTGTCTGCCAATTATTAAAAACTTGTATCTCTCTAGTTATTGTTGTGCTTGTAGTAGTCCAAGTACTATTTACATCATCCCAATAATAAAAATTAGGTGGTGCGCTTACTACTATTTTAAATTGTAATGTAAAGTTTGAAACACTATTTTCATTTTTATCAACGAAAATACCAATTTGAGATTTTACACCAGTATAATAGTAATTCCAACTTTGTGCTGTTGAACCTACATAATCAGAATTAAAAACTAAAGTTTCTCCTGAAGTCGGAGCATTAACTAATTTAATAGCTTTATTACCTTGTTGATCTGTTTCATCAGTAACTAAAGATGCATAACTACTTATAATCCAACCATATGAACCATACTCAAAACCAACATTTCTAGTATATTGATATACATTAGACTGTGTAGTTTTAAAATTATATCTAGCTTTATTTAATGGTTGTATATATTCTCTAACTAAATCGCCACCAATACTTTTTAATGTTGTAGGCACTATTCTTAAGACAGAATCATTACTAGAAGATTGATAAACACCACTTTCATTATATAAATCAGTTTGTATAACTTCATCTGAACTACTTACCAACTGGTTTTTTATACTAGTTCTTATGTTGCTTACACTACCACCACCAGCTAAGGTGGTGAATATTGTATTTTTTACATTATAATCAAATATATTAGTGTTTTCTACTATATACCAACAACCATAGGATTGAAATATTCTACAATTATAGCTTCTTAATATAGCTTCTAATTGTTTTTTACAAGTTGGAACATCAAAATTATTTATCAGTTCATTACGACCAGCTGTAATTAATATGCTTTTCATAACAGCTTTACGTGATGGATAAGTTGGAGTTAAAGAAAAACCAGGTGTTATATCTGCTTGTACTTTAATATCTAAATCTAAATCTAAATGTGCTAATATAGTAGCAATTCTTGTTCTATTAGCTAAACCAGTATTTTCATTAAAAGGTGATGTAAATAAAGGCGTTGAATAATTATCTAAAGTACCTAAACCATCATATGCCTTTAAAGTAAAAGCAACTGGATTTGATTTATATTGTTCTCTATGCCTATCGACTACAATATAGCCTATCCAATATGTTTGGTAATTGTTACTAGAGTCTTTGTAAAGAACTTTAATTTGATATTCACGCTCATCGTATTCATAAAAATTATCATAGCTTACATCGTCTGTTGTGAATAAATTTAAAGAACATACAGACCCTACTATAGGCGAGTTATAATAATCATCATTAGCGTTCCATCGAATTACAACTGGCTCTGCTTGACCAATCATATCATTAACTATACCTGTATAATTTTTTTTAAGTATTTCTACCCTTTTACCAAAGGTTAAAACATCACTAAATTCTAATCTGTATTTAACACCGTATGCCATAAATATTATATGATTCTATTTCTAGTAGAATTTGCACGCTCTAAAGCAACAATTAAATCTTGTCCCCTTAGTTCAAATGACCCTCCGACTTGTACGTTACTAGGATTGTTATTATTGCCTAGCATACCTTTTAATTTACTTAGTGGTGCTATTACTTCAGGATTGCTTCTTGCTCCAGGATATTCGCCAACTAGACCCATAGTAGGTGCGCTAACAATACCACCGTTTGCAAATGCAGTACCACCACCACCAAAACCAGATAATTTTTCAAATAGCTTTCCAAATTTAAATTTACCACCTCCAATGCCACCTATACCTAAACCACCTAATATAGTTGATAATGCTAATGCAGCCAATGCAGCAGCAACTAATTGTTTTATAATTTGACCTAACATTTGTCCTAGTGCCTTTACAAAATTTTTACCTTCCATCATAGCAGAAAATGCTGACATAAAAGAATTACCAATTTCACTCATTATAGTATCAACACTTAAACCTAATTCTTGCATTTTTGTTGCGAATGCGCCAAATTTTTCATTATAACCTTCTGGTGTACCTAATATTATATCTGGCAATGTTAATAATTGACTTAAATTATCTGAACCTGTAATTTGTGTAATACCTTGTGCAACTAATGATTGTGTAGAATCACTACCTCCACCTCCACCACCAGAAAAGATAGAATTTACCGCATTACTTGTAATAGTTTTTATTTTAGTAACAGCATTATTGATACCTTTTTGAAATTGTTCAACTGTTTTCTTTTCTAAATTATTACCAAGCGCATTAGTATAACCATCTGTAAACTCTGTTGCTATATCTTCCGCTGCATCTGTGACAATTTTTTTACCGTTGTCAAAACCTTGTTTTAAAATATCTCCAAAACTACCTTCTAAACCTTCTTCGGAAAATTCTTTAATAATATTCCACATAGTTTGGAATACATTAACAAATTGCATAATTTGAGATTTAGCAGCTATAAAAACTGATTTAAACACAGAACCTATACCAGCAATTGCTGTTCTTATTAATTTTGATGAATTATATAAGTCTACAAATTGATTGTAAAGACCAACTATAACAGGCAAAATTTCATTCCAATTTTTACTTATTACATATGCTATGCCAGCTAATGCTGCTGTTACTAAACCTATCGGTGATAGTAAAGCACCTAAAATACCTGTAAGTGTACCTGCCAACGATATAATTGTTGGTAACGCTATTGCTACACCACCTAAAGCAATGGCTAATTTTTTTGTATTAGGACTTAATTCATTAAATCTTTGATATAAATTTTGTACAAACGTTGCAGCCTTTTGTAATAAAGGCACTACAGCAACTAATAATTGTTGTCCTAAACTGGCTAAAGTTTCTTTTGCGCCATTTAATGCCTTTTGAAATTTAAAGCTAGCAGACTCCTGTGTAGTTTTAAACGCTACAGATGTCATATCAAGAGTGTTTTCCATTCTTGAAAAAATACCTTCGACTTCTTTTGCGTTTTTACCTGTCAAACTCATTACAGGCAATAACGCTCTGATATTACCAAATACAGCAGTTGTAGCGTCAGCATTACCATCAAACTTTTCTGCTAATAGTTGTAATGTATTTAATAATCCTTTTTCTTTTATGTTTTGTCTTATAAAATCTGCGCCTAGCCCCATACCTTGTAAGGCTTCACGTGCTTGTTCGCTTGGACTTAATAATGATACTAGTACACTTCTTAATCCAGTAGCAGCTATTGAAGCATTTGAATTAGTTCTAGATACAGCCGCAAATGCAGCTCCAAGTTCATTAAATTCAACACCCATTTCTGAAGCAATAGGCACAACTTGCTCCATAGCTTGACCTAATTGCGCAGAATCTAAACGCCCTTCTCTTACAGCAGCAACTAAAACATCAGTAGCAGCTGCGGTAGTTAAATTTTCTTTACCATATGCCGCCATAGCAGCTGTGTTTAATCTTGCTATAGTTTCAGTATCACCAAGACCAGATGCTGCTGCTTTTAACGAAATTTCTAAAGTTTTTAAGGCATCAGAACCACGTAAACCTGCGGAGGTTATAAAAAACAAAGCATCAGCTGCTTCACGTGAAGATGTAGCTGTATCAATAGCAAGTTTTTTGACAGTTTGACCCATTTCATCAACAGAGTCACCTGCAATACCAACTAAGGATTTTATTTTAGTCATAGACTTATCAAAGTCTAATGCCATCTTAACACTTGCGCCACCTACCAATGTCATTGGCAATGTTAAAGCTTGCAAAGAAGAGCCTAGTCCTTTTAGTTTACCACCAAATGATTTTAATTTGCTTGATGCACTTGAAACAGCTTTATTTAAGCCACTAGCATCACCATTTATTTTTACTCTTAATGGTTGTGTTGCCATATCTTAGAATTTTAACAAAAATACAAAAAAAAAGACTCTTAATTTTTCTCTTTACTTTTGTTGACTTGTTTAAGAAATCTGTCGTATTGTTCTCTTGTGCTTTTTGGTTTATCTTTTTCTAAATAAACATCTTGTGGTAATGGAAATAATTTATCAGGTGTAATCATATTGGCACGTTTATCTACATTTATATTAAATAAAATCATAGATAAATAACGTACACGTTCCCACTCTAAATTTTGCTTGATCATATGGGACTCACCGAGTAATTGATTTTCACCCCAAGTATGCGTCCAAAAATCACTTGGTGAAATCCCTATTTGACCGATATAATAATCTAAAATATCGTCCCAACTAATGGACGCTTTTACTTTCCCTTTTTTGTAGTTTTTGTGACCTTACGTTTTATACCAACGTTTAAATCATTACCAAGAATTTTAGATTCTAACATTACAGAAACAATATCTTCTAATTTAGATGCTTCTAAATCAGCTAACCAATTACCTACTGTAAATTCATTATAATCTATTTCATTATTCTCTTCTTGATCAAAAGCTAAAAGCGCTGAATGTATCAACGCTCTTATGTTTTTAATAGAAACGCCACCTTCAAAGATAGCGCCTATTTCATCTAATGATATACCTAATGATTCAGTAAAGTTCGCCCAAAAATTCATTGAAAAATGCATTGTACGACTTTTACCACCCAATTTAATGGTGTAGTAACCCCTTTTTCTATTTGCCATTTATGTGTTTTTAATGTTAGTTTGTTGACTTAGTAATTGCTCCAGTTAACGTAATTGAACCAGAATAGCTAACAGGACTTTCCATTTCAGCAGATTGCTCTAATGAAGATAAAAATCCTTCTGCTGTATAAACAGCATCGCCAGTCTCAGCAGTACCAAATACACAAGTAATCTGTGTTCTAGCTAATAAGAAATCAGCCATTTGAATTGCGTTTGATGAATCACTATAGTCTACTAATCCTTCAAATGAAATTTCACCACTTATTACACCAGCAATTACTTCTTGGAATCCGTTTGAATCCTTTGTTGTAGCTTCTGGTAAATCATTTGATAACGACATTGAACAACTAGTTGTGTGTCCAAGAGTTACTGTTTCGATTTTCAATAATAGGTTAGTTCCATTAAATACTGATGTTGTAGCCATTTTTTAAATTTTATAATATTTTATTTCTACAAATATACAATATTTATTTATTATGCAAGATTCCAATTGAAGTTAGCATTATTCCAAAATACATCTGTTGTATTCCAATATCTGTGACCACTTCTATCATCTTGTATGCTAAAAAAATCAGTCAATTGTATTTCTAAATCATAGCTTACAACATTTTCTGCCTCAGCTATAGCCTCTACATTTACAATGTAACCAGTGCCAGTTAATGTCATTCCTAAAAAAGCCTCTTGTGTAAACACAAATTTATTTAGCTCTCTTGTAAGTACCATTGAGCTAAATTCTTCAAAACCAAATGTATCACTGTAATCTATTAAAGCAGATACCGATATAGTGCCTGATTTAACACCAGCAATAACTTCTTGAAAACCAGCAGATGCTTTAGTTGTTGATTTTGGTAAGTCTACGTTTAAATTAAAACTAGCACTTGTAGAATGTCCTAGCAATATTTCATTATGAAACAGCCCAAAAGATGTTCCATTGATATATGCCATTACTCTTTAACTTCTTCTTCTACTTCTTTGAATGATCCGTCTTTAAGGTCTACATTAATTTTTCCGTACTTTTCAACTAATTCATTTCTGAATTTTTCACTTTGTTCTTCTAAATTTTCGTAACCTTTGTGTAGTCTTTTTTGTTGTGTAGCTAATGCACCTAGATCGTGGTGTATAGCATTTTTAGTTCCTTCTAATTGTTTTAATTGATTGAACTCTTCTTCAGTTAAATTCCCCATTTTTGTTTTTGTTTATTATTAATTATTCGTTGTTAGGTAATGGCAATGTCACACTTGTAGGATTTTCTAACTCAGCTATTTGTGCATCTAAATTAGATTTTAATTCATCCATATCCATTAATGGTGTTATCCACCCTACAACTATATCAGTTGTTAAGTCAGCAAAAGGTATAAAATCACCTTCAGGTGCTGCAACTATTTGTGTACCTATGATTGTAGCTTGCTTAGTATCAGGTTCTGCTACATCATCTGATGCAGAATATCTCCAATGTACATTATAAACTACATCTGTATTACCTTCTTCTAAAGGTCTACAATCTACTGCTGGAATGTCCCAAGAATATGTGTTTGCCATAATTATTATTTTCTACAAATATACAAATTTATTTAATTATTTATTTGTTTTTTTAGTTCATCTATTTGTTCTTGTTGTTCTTGCATTGCTTTAATAAGCATTGGCACTAACACAGAGTATTTAACAGATTTGTAAACTCCACCTTCTTCGCCATTTACATCTGGTTGTTTATCTTCTTTAACTAAACCAGGAAAAACTTCTTCAACTTCTTGTGCTATTAAACCAATTTGTTTTAAGTCATCGCCTATAAGATTGAAATTTTTAACTTTTAACTTTTTAATATCTTCTAGTTTAGGTGTCGCATCAGTTATATTTTCTTTTAATCTAATATCTGATATTTGACCATAAGAATTATTTTTGTTTCTTACATCGCCATCACGTTCTATAATTAAAGTATTTGTTTGACCACCTGAACCATCACCAGCTTCACAAACTAAATTATACCAAGCGTCTGTAGAGTTATAAGCTTTAGTTGCGTATATAAGCATTTGAGAAACCGAAGTGCTTGGATGTGCTTCTAGTTTAAAAGGAACACCATTGCTAGCTATTGCTTTTAAATGTAATGTAGCACTAGGGTTTGGTTGGTTTATACCTACTTCTCCGTTAGGCTCAATTATCATTCGTGTGTTTGCACCAGTAGCAAAAGCTAGTTTATCACTAGAATCTCTAAAGATACCAGTATCTGTGTCATTTGCAAAAGAAATACCAGGCGCACCTTTGTTGCCATCTACTGCATATATTATACCTCCAAACGTAGATGTAGTATCAGCATTTAGTGTTAGCGCAACACCTTGTTGATCTACTAAAAATCTTAAATAACCATTACTAGAATTACTAGCAGCTATTGTGTTTACGCCAGCGTTTGTTAGATTTATACTACCACTTGTGTTTATTGACCCTGCAAAAGTTGTATCACCTCCAGTAGTCATAACCATTATATCAGAAGAACTATGTCTTATACTAAATTTATGTGAGTGTGTTGCATATGGATATCTAACTAACGTCCATTGACCATAACCAGTGCCACTTGTTCCGCTAACAGCACCAAGAACTAAACTTGAATAATCATTTACTGAATGTGGAAACATCCTAATATTTTCATTGTAACTCTGACCATTAGATATTTGAACCGTGCTTGTACTTATATCACCTGCAAAAGTTGCGTTTGTTCCAATAGTTGCTAAAGTTGTTGTAAATGAAGATTGAGCAGTTGATAAATTCCAAGCAGTAGGTCTCAATAAAACTTCTCCACTTGAATTTGTGCCAAGAACAGTAGATGTTCCTGATGATTTATAATAAGTTGCAGCAGTTACTGTTCCTCCAAAAGTTGCGCCATCAGCAGCTTTGAAATATCCTGTAGTAGAAAAACCAAATACATTTGTGAATCCAGACCCATTATAATAGAAGTAGTCTAAACCATTATTACCACCAAGATCATTGCTGTTAGATACTCTTTTAGATATATGCCAAAACAAATTTGAACTACTAACGTTAGAGCCTAAATTTATATTAGCGTAACCATCGCCGTCGTGCATAGCACCAATCGTTGCTTGGCCACCACCACCTGCTGTTGTTAAAATACTATAATCTGTATAACTAGCACTACCATTACTTCCATTATAAGTTACTTGTAGTTTAGCGCTAGGATTTGTCGTCCCAATCCCGACTCTTACATTAGTTAAATCAAAAACAAAAGGAGCCGCAGTTGTTGACGTATCTCCTCCTGATAATATCCTCATATAATCATATCCGCCTGTGGTAAATGCGTCTATATGCGCGGCTAATGTGCCACCTGTAGCTTTTTGAAAAGTTATTTGACCTCCTTCGTTTGAATTAATAGCCCCTAAATATAAATTTGACTCTGTACCTATGTTAGTCGTTCCTATACCGACGTTGCCACTTGTTGTGATACGCATTTTTTCACCTCCATTGGTTTCAAAAAGAATATTTTTGTTAGCATCTTCGGTATATAGTTTTAGGTCACCATCTGTTTTAATTGTTGCAGTACCTGTACCTACGTTTCTAAATAGTATTTCTTTTGAACCATTTGCAGCACTATCTAAGCGAAAGCTATTACCTGTTCCAAAAACTTCAAGTTTCGCACCAGGACTAATCGTCCCAATCCCAACGTTGCCACCATTTAAATAAGAATCACCATTTGAGTTTAATTTAACCTTGACACTAGCATCAAGCGCATTATAAATTTGTAAACTAGCATTATTACCAGAACCATAGTTTTCTCCTTTAAGTTGTAATACACCGTTTTGTGGTCTAAGGACTAAATCCAGTGAGCTAGTTGTAATAAAAGATTGTCCAGTGTTTGCTCCGTCATTAAAAATTTGTACAAAATCACCTGTAGCACCGTCTTCAGACCTTATGTAACCATCGTTAGCTCTTATATTGCCTACAACTTCTAATTTATCTCCAGGATTTGTTAGTCCAATTCCGACATTGCCGTCTGCTTCAATAACCATTCTTTGCCCACCATTAGTGCTAATTTGAAATTGATCTGTAGAGTTAACATATCTAATTCTACCTGAATAATCTCCTCCATTAGCTTTACTAAAGTCAATCCATCCGCCTCCATCGCTAGAACTTGCTATGTCTATCCAACCAAAATCGCTTAAATAAGTTCCAATATTTACCGACGTTTCTGAAGGTGAATTATACGGTATAGAGGAAAGAGAGTTACCAAAAACTCTTATATTTTCTCTTGCTCTTATATTTCCATCAACATCTAGGTCATAATCAGGACTAGTAGTCGAAATTCCGACGTTGCCTGCTGACGTAATACGCATTTTTTCAACATAACCGTCTGTAGAAAATACCATATTTGCTTCTGATCTAATTCCAAGATCGCTTGTTGAAGCAGTGGTTATTAAAGCACTTCCTTTACCTATAAAACCTCCATAAGTACCATCTGTAATACGCATTGCATTACCGTTTATGTGGAGTTTTTGACTAGGACTAGTCGTCCCGATGCCGACGTTGCCTGCTGAGGTGATACGTAGCTGTTCTGAACCATTGTTTTTTACTAATAAAGAATGATAACCTGACGGAACGTCTAACTCGTGACCTGAACCAGTTAATTCTCTACGTGCATATACTCCTTCTAAACCTGACCTTTGAGCTGCTATAACTCCATCTACTTGCAAAGGTTTTAACGGACTAGTCGTCCCAATACCCAGTTTATTATAAAATACTCCGTCACCATTTGTTTTTAGCTCAAGTGCAACATCCCCAAAAGCATTGTAATTAGCACCTGCGCCTGCGGCTGTACCGTCATTGTCTACATAAAATTTT